ATGAACCTCGCAAACCTAACTCAAGAAGAAAAAGACAAGATTAATGTCGATTTAGCCGCTTCAGGTGTCGCATATAAAGAACGTCTCAATATGCCAGTTGTTGCATCCGAAGTTGAACGACAACAACCAGCACATTTGAGAGCGTACTTTAATGAACGATTAGTGTTTTATCGTGAGAGAAGTAAGAAACTGCCGGATGGGAATTCGGTGCAGTATTTGAAAGCAGAGTGATCACTCAGGTTTTTGTGGCCATTCAATGTCTGGCGCTAATTCTGGATTTACATCATCAAGCTTGACTGTGTAAATTTCCCATGCTTTCAGTAGCGCAGCCTCTACTTCATTTGCCATTTCTAATTTAATTTTCCGCTCTAATTGCACGATGCGATTTTCAGCTTCTTGTGATAACTCTGTTTTTTGTTTCTTGGCTGAGTTAATTTGAGCTTCTTTAATAGCTTTCTCATCAGTAACCCAGCTCTCACCATTCCATTTATCGAACTCACCGCTCGGCTGTAATAGTGTTAACGTTTCAGGTAATGATCCGATAAAATCAATGTTTACTGGTTGCTTTGTTTGTATGTGATAGGCAACTAATCCGCGATAGTCATCGATAATTTCCCACGCGCTACCATCTTCTTTGCGTCTAATGGCTTGATTTTCTTTTTTTGGCAACTTAGGTTCATCCAGATACGCACCCGATTGAAGAGAAACATCAAACATAACGTTTTCCATTGTTGCGCCCATGTATTCACGAGTCTGAGGGTGTGATAAATAACATTTCACCCAACCAGCAACTTCTGCTAAACCATTCTCACCAATTTTTCCATTTTGAATATCTAAATTATATTTGTTCATTATGCTGCTCTCACTATGTATAAAAATGCGATGTTACGTGGACGAGTTTCGTTACCGTTCTGCCCTTCGATTTGTTGATAAATTTCACGTTGCCCCTGATTATCGGTACCAACAGAACCAGCACTCATTTTTAAAGAAAACTCACTGTTACCCCCCATGCCTCTAGCGCTTAATAAGCTATTTCCTGATTGGGAAGATAGCACCTCGCGACCCGTATCAATCCCTCTCCCTGCATCCGCACCTCTGATAAATTCACTACGTAAATCAGGTAGTCTCCCAGACGGATATGCAATAGCTAATTTAGGATATGTCGCTTTGTTGAATGTCTGCCCTTGGCAGATTAGATAACCAGAAGGTGCGGTGGGTAATGACCAGGGAATTGGGTGAGGGACAATAACATCTGACTCAGTTAAAACTCTATTTCCATTGAAATAGAGCCAGCTACTTTCGATATTGATGCTGGAATTTTCTTCATTACTAATTGTCAGAGTATTACTAAATCCCCCATAGCCGACATACCCCCTGCGCGTACCATCTCCGTGATGAAAGGAAATTATCTCAGGTTGTGGAGAATCGGTCTTTGAATCACTTCGCTTAAGTTGTATGTTCCTCCCATAACCGTTTGTTGTAACAGTAAGCGCTCCAACCTCACCACCAGATTTATCTAGCTTTCCATCAAGGAGATTGCTCTCTTCTGCTTTTGTGTAACTATCACCTTTCAGTGCGTAATTACCAACTGGTTGCTTTTTATCCAATGCCGTATTCATCTCTGATACTGTGGGATAGATTCCTTTGGGTTGGAACGCATCAGTAGACGCCTTCTGGCTCATTACGCTTGTTGTTGATGAGCCCGTGGATTGAACTACTGATGATTTGTCTAATTTACCTTCCAGCCCATTTTTCAATGCCGTGCTTGTTGCATAATCTCCTGTCGGTTGCTTTTTCCCTAATTCCTTAGTCACTAAATCCAAACTCGGCACTTTATTAACATCATTCGCTAGTTGCTGAGAGATGTTGGCTTTATCAATCTTCTTGTTAAGCTCAACATTCATCTCTGATGTTGTCGGATAAGTGCCTTTGGGTTGGAACGCATCAGTAGACGCTTTCTGGCTCATTACACTTGTTGTTGATGTGCCTGTGGATTGAACTACTGCAGTTTTGTCGAGTTTGTTATTTACACCTAAAAAATCAACTAGCGGCTTCCAGGCGTTTTGCGAAGTATTCGGCTGTTCTCCCTTTGTTACTTTTAATGCAACATAAAAAACAGATGAGTGCTGTACTAACGCATCTTTTGGGTAGTCAACAGAGCCATCCCACTCAGCTAATCCACGTTGTGTTAGATACATTAACCATTCATCGACACGTTTACCGATAGCGTTGAACCATTCTAATGGGGGCTTTCCTGCTGTTCTTTCCAGTGTGACGCCCCATCCGCGAAGTACATCTGGAAATGTTTCGATCTCACCCGTTTTTGCATCTTGAGCAAATATCTTCAGATCTGGCTTTTTAATTACTGACATTCATTAACCTCGTAAATTTTCCATCATTAAATCCGAATGAGTACGGATCATTAACCCACCCAAACGGGTGAGAGTCAGTGATAACTAAATATTTATAATTGACACCTATTGGCCTAACTAAGATGTCTAAGTTTTTTATGGCGTGAAGCCTGAAAGGAGTTAAATAATCAGCTGGAACTACAATATTCATTGTCATATCGTAGTTATCTATAACAAATGTTTGTTCGCCTAATAGGTTTCTTATGGAATATGTAATTCCCTCAATATCAGGTGATTGGTAATTTTTTGTGATCTTCGCTTCAATAAAAAAACGATAATCTTCATCATCCAGTTTTGATGATTCTTTCAATGAATCACCGTAGCGATAAAAAACACCTGTATTGAAACCAAGAGCACCATCAACACCTAAGAACCCAAAATAATCCTTTGGGATAAATGACTTCATTATTCGATTAATACCGACATGCTTACCGATTAAATCAAGCCCATATCCTGATGATTGCTTTACATTTAATATCGTTGATAGTCGTATAACTGATTCAAATGTTCTCTTTGTTTCAGATAGCAAAAGCCCGACTGTTTGTCGGGCCTTGGGTTTTCCTCTGTATTGCCAAATCAGAAAATCTTCTCTTTGTTTACTCAATTAGCACCTCCACATCTTCTGGTCTAATTTGAGCGCGCTGCCTAACTCCAACTTTCACCGAATCTGAACCATTAACGGTAATGGATTTGATATAGAAACCTTGTACTGAGTTAACTTGGCAAGTTAAGCGCATGGCATAGACTGATTCGCCTATTTCAAATGATGTTGCCGATAATGCTGACTTTATGCTTTCTGTATCTATATCGTGAAATCCACCAACCCTTTCCAATAAGAGCTTAACTTTAATATTGACGCTGGATGCTCTATCAAATTTAACCGTCCTTTGTGCTCCTGCATATTCTTGAGTATTGCTGATGCTCCCAAACACACCGCAACCACCTATTTTCTTTTTAAGAATAGTCAGACCTATATCATCATCACGGCCACCGATCACAACCGCATTTAGTGAATGAGCAGGTACACCTTTATCATCTGTTTGGTTCGTGAAGTTTTCGTATACTCTAGCTTGTTTTACGTCAGGCAAATCAAGTAAAGCACCCTCAAGCCCTTGCCTGTCATCATGATTATTAATTGAGTGCGAACGCATGAACCGGGTTAATAAACTACCGTCCATCTCTTCGAACACACCTTCTTTAGCTATTTTTGTTGTCGTTATTTTTTCAACACCAACAATCACTGTGTCCATCGACAACTCTTTCCCAGCTTGAATTGAGAAAGCGCCTAATTCATGACTTCTCATATTCACCCTTGCCGATCCATTAATATCTAAAACAATATCAGCAAGTGTCACCCACTTTGATAAATTTCCATCTGAGAAAATAGAGCCTTTTGGTACCTTTACGCCTTGCTTTCCTGTTACGATCACGTCATCTAAGTAACTATAATCTGCACCTCGACGAACAATGCCGGCATACATTGCTCGCTGCTCTAACCATGCGCCAGTTGCTTTGTAGGGATCTAACATCTGAGCAATCATTGATAATGCCTGATTGATGTTGTCTATTTCTTGAGAGAATAACCCTATCATCTGCCCGTCAGGGCTATCTGCATCAATACTAATATCATCGCCGTAAATCCGTTTAAAACCGTCAGTGAGTCGCTTATGCACATCTGATAGACTATCAATAACTATCCCTGTTTCAGTTATTTGGAGCATCTGTGTTCACCTCACTTTCTTTTCCGTAAATATCAATATACGTGACAGATATTGTGAATCGTCGCGTGTCGGGATTAAGCTGGATATCAAAATCAGTGATCTGCTCTACGCCATCTGTATTTAAAACAGTGCCTTTTATCTCTGTTTCCATTGCGATGAGATTTGGATTTTTTCGCAAATAATCAAACCAGCGAACACCGTGATCTGTATTGAGAAACCAGTCATTACGCAGGGATAGAAGTCGCGTTAAAACAGATTGGCTAATCGCCCCAGATTTTGTTGCGTAGTCAGCTCGTCCACTTCCAAAAGTCCAATCGTGATTACTATCTAGTCGTCTCACTTTCATTAATTGGGCGCTCCTGTATTTCCATGACCGGTTTCAACACCACTATGAGTATGCGTATCACCAATATTTTTGCCGTTGTGTTTAATGGAGCCACCTGATGATTCGCTATTGCCTTTCACTGAGTGATTACCATTTATAAGCGTATTACCTTCTTGCGTATTATTTCCTGTGTGTTCGATATCGCCTTGAATAAGGATCTTCCCTTTTTTCATTCGAATGAATGTTGAACCATCATCGGTCTGCATTGATAGTGAATCACTGGAGTAATCAGGTATCTTGTTTGGCTGGCTACTTCCCATCGGTAGGAAGAAAGCATCAGATAAATCATGAAATCGTGTATCTAATGGCACTGATTGTTTGCCTGAAGCATACCAGCCATCAATGCAACGCTCGGAAAATATAGCCAGCCCCTCATCACCCTCTTTCAATGGAACAGTAACGCAAAAGCCACCTCCACGATAAAATCCAACTGGCACATCGACTAGAGGAGGCAAGGCAATCGAACCACCATCTTTCATTAAGTGGGTTATCATTAATTCAACTGTTGCGCTATGTCCGTCACATGAAATAAGACGGGCGGGTAATGCTGTATGTATGTCTTGCCGTTGGTTTTCTGATTGTCTCGATAAAACATCAAGTAGAGATGGCTCCATTATTTTTCCACCTTTTTAAACCTACCGCCTATGCATGTAATTTGTGAATACCAATCATCACCAAGAAAATCACCTTCATGGCTCAATTCAGTAATTTTATAATCACCGTTATATTCAGACATGATTGACTGAACTCTGACTAACCCCCCGATCCGCAATGATGGATTGCACAAACACGTTAAACTAAGACCATCATCCGTTTTCTCAGGTGAGCCAACCATTCCGGTTTCTTGTGAAAGCACAAAACCTTCGTTATCAGCAAGCACCTTATCTTTGGGTAATACAGTCATCTGACCGTCTTGAATAGACCATTGAGCATCGTTATTCTTGGCTATCTTGTGAAGCAACTCACGAGGATCACCAAACATCACTTTGCCTCGAGGCAGCTGCCTATCTTTGGGTAAATCAACAACACCAGTCTCTATCCCCATTGACTGAGTGTTCTCTTTCAGAATTTCAGCGTCACTCTTACCAGCTGACAGTGTTTTATTTACCACTGATGATGTGTAGGCTTTAAAACCATCACCACATATCAACTCACTAATAAAATCCTCACCATCTCTCAGCGTGTTGGCTTCAACAATATCGCCTGCGTAAATTTGACGTAGTTCTTCATAGCCTACTGACAGTGAGGCTCTATTAAATTCTTTACTAGTTAGTAAGTTACGGTGAGATGCGTTGAGGTTATAAATTCTGATAACTGCGGGGTTTGGCTCTGGTGTTAGTGTTTTTTTTACTTCAAATGTGACTCGTAGGTTTGTTATTTCAAGTGACTGTTTATCACTACCAATCACTAACTTAAGTTGTCGTCCGAATTGCCTCACGCCAAACCTCCTTATCTATAACATACAACCTGAGCCGATTGCCTAATTCATTTCGAGAGACTGAGTTAATACCGAATTGCGATTTATCAGATAACATCAGAATGAAAGGTAAGTTCTTTTCTAACAGTGACGGCGCATTGACAGCCAATCCTTGCCGTTGAGTGATTACCTTATTTTTATCGGCGTCGAATAAGTCAAACTGCCAGCCTTTTGATACAGAGTTAAAGTAAAGTGTTAAGCGAATATTCATATCGAACAATGTAAATATCTGCTCCTGAATGGGTTTGCTTGATACTGGCATTTCATAAATCATGAGAAAATATCCTTCAATACAGATGCCTTGTTTCCATCTTTAACCTTATCGGTAGGCTGAGTTCTCCCCATATTCTGTTTTTGAGGCTGACCTTTTAAATCAGGATGAAGTCCTTTTGCGGTCTGATTTTCAACAATGAATATCTCTTCAAGTGTTAAAGTAACCTCAGCAGAACCCGGCTTATCTTGAATCGTACCGACATTCATTATCACCATGTTTTTGTATAACTTAATGCCCGTCTGGACATCTATCGGTTCACCACGCTTTTGCAGTGACAGCAAACTATCGTAAGCTCGACCGACTCTATCCAGTGTTTGAGATGTATCAGCGCTACCTATGCCAGAATCGGGATACCACGGTGCTAATACTTTTCCTGCGGCATCAAGACCTGCATTAGCAATGCCAATATATTGCTCAATCATTGCTTCTGCTTGTTTTGTATTCGCTGATATTTCTAATGGCAATGGGTAGTCATCAAGTACAGAGGTATCGAACCCCGTCAGGTTCTTAAAGTTTTGAGGTGGCTCATAACCAACAACAATGCCTGTCACAGTTAATGCTTTAGGTTCTAGAATCGCGTGATCTGCAATGTCAGCGCCAGACTCAACAGGATTCTTTGTTAATCGTAACGATGAGGTGTGCTCTTCTCTTACTGTGCAGTCGAGAATAAAATCACCAATAGAGCGTGTAATCACCGACGCTCTACCTGTAAATAATCCGCTTGTTAAGTCCATATTTGCTCCAATAAAAAAGGCCGCTTATGCGACCTCATTGATGATTGTGATAATTACTCAAAATCATCATATCCAGAGATATCAGAATATGAGACGTCTTTTATAAGATCACAAGCTTCCCTGTAATCACCATCAATAATAGTTACTTTCCTGCCGTTTCTTCCCTTAACATGCACGTATAACTCTTCCGCAAACCTATCTGTTGATATCTCTAGTTCGCAAATTGCACTTTGTCCGCCACGTCCAGTGTCATCAACCACGGTAGCAATTGCAATATTAACAACGTGATATTCTATGGGTTCAATTGGTTGATCGGAAAATTCTCCATCAATCATTTTCCCAATTGTTACATACTGATATTCTTCATCATCAATGCCTTTCCATGTTTTGCTAGGAAGATAAAGAGATCCTTTATAAGCCTCAACTAATTCGCGAATACTTTTTTGAATAAAATCGAAGCGATTTTTTCTTTCGCTTTTAATGCTTTCCATTTTTTCACGCATTTTTTCGTATGTAATAGTCATAAAGCGTCCTCTGTTGCAGTTTAAAGATTTCATCTTATCACCTCCTAGTGGTTTATACATGCAACGTGAAAATCCTCAATTAAGAGGCGTGGTGAAATTTGGGCAATAAAAAAGCCTCTTACGAGGCTTTAGTGGTTAAATTATGTGTAAATCGCTCTATTTTCCCAGCTCTTCAGTTAGAATTTCTGAAGCACGAACAACACCTTTACATAAGGCATGAAAATTTTTAGCCTTCACACCCGCTTGTTTAGCCATTGATTTTATCAGATCCCTAGAAAATGGGGAGTGATGCCCGTCCACTGTAACTACCCACTTACCACCACCACTTACTTTAACCCACTGCTCATGAGAGCCTTTTGTTCTATTCAGGGAAAAACCTAAAGATTTCAACCCGTATACAAGCTCTTTGTGAGTTAATGGCGATAGTTTCTTGAAGAACATTACATTACCTTAGCAAGTTGCATCAATGGGTTCATCAAACAATTTAGCTTTATGCGATGTTTTCTTATTAAAGAGTATTCTAAAGGCTAGTACCCAATATTTAAACCACATTGATAAAGGTGCTTTTCTGCTTAACAATTGTTTGGCGTATTTAGGCTCCTTCTTGAGTTCTTCTATAAAATCCTTTACTTGAAGGTCTAAATTATTTACAGCCTCTTCAATTGTGTCACCTCTCGCCGCCAGTGACAAATCAAGACACGATGCAATATAAGTACCGTTTTGTCGATAAGCCATGCAACGTAATTTCATTTTATTTAACCTCATGAACAACCAATAAGAAATAAATAGCAGAATCGCCATTCAATATGAATTGTTGTTGCTGTACGTTTTACCACATAACCGATGATTAATTCCACAAGTTTATCCGCAAAAAATATAATACTTAATAACTATCGGCATATTTTATATTAACCACGCATAGATTATGTGTATAACTAAGTATCTATAATGTAAAAATCGGTGATTATGTTAATAATATTAGGTTAGCTGTTGATAATATCAAGTTATACACAGGTTATTTATTACTATATTTTTTTGAGACTTATATCTTTTAATCTCATTCTGCATGCTAGATCACAACAAGCTAAAAATGAATCATTTAAATGACACCACATCAGTTCGGCTATCTTCGGACAAGGTTAGGCTTAGCACTTTCAGAAAACAACAAAGGGCACGGGTGCCCTTGTTTTAAAAATTAATCAGAATAGTTACACCTCAAGACTACATTTCAACGCCAAGTAGTTTAGCCTCTTCTTGTAGTTTTTCTTTACCAATGCTCTTTAATACTTTTACTGAATCATTCATGCATTTAGAGTTAATATCTTGGCATTGAGAGAAATCACTTGTTTCTTTACCTAATACTTTGGCAAGTAATACTATTTGCTTTATGTCATTAGGCACTTCATTGTTTCCTTTAATGAATTTATTAACCAGCTTCATTTGCTCGTTTGTTATTTTTGATGCCACAGCGGATACTGGCTTGCAATCTTTTAGTCCTGGAGAGCCAATAATTACACTATCACCAACACAGGCAAGGGTTATTTTTTGATTTTTATCTAAATCAGCAGCCATATCTCTGTATTGTTTTGCCAGATGAAGTCTTGCGTTAGAGAACATCTCACCCGTTTTTAAGCTAACAACAGGTATATCGCCAATACTTGAGTCTATGGATTCAATAATTCCCGTGATAATAATGTTTTTACCTTTATAGGTTTTATCCCCTCTAGCCTCATTGCTAGTATAAGTCTGTTGCATCTCTCGAGCCGTAACTCGAATATAATCTGTGGTTACTTGTGAATCATTACCATTCAGTGAGGATATCACATCATCATTAATGAGTAACTCAGCCATCTTGTATTCTTTGTCTGTCATTGCTATCTTTTGCTCAGAAGATTTTACTGCTTCTGGCTTTTTATCGGAGCCACCTTCATCCTTGCCAGCAACAACACCGATAACGATCAGTACAACAAAAATAATCAGCACCCATTTTAAAACTTTTTTCATTTCAGTACCCTTTGATGGTTAAACAAAACTTTACAATTCTATTTAACCATCATAAGGGTTTATCGCAAGCAAAAAACAAAAAATATTAGTCTAATTGGGATTTATAGCACTTTGGCTATTCTGATATGTACGCTTTATAGCCATATCAGTTCCGTTGGCAGATAGGTTGGCAGCCTTAACAGGATCACTTGTTCTAATGTCCTGCTTAATGGTGACATTTACATCGTTGCGTGTAGATGACGTATTACCTCCAGCGTTAGCCCTTGCGTTCGCAATCATGGCATTCATATTGTCAGGCAAGTAAGCTAGTTTGTTAATCGCGTCAATCAAACCACCAGAAGCCAATCCCGCAGTGTCATTTACCGCACCTGTAACCGCATTAACCTTTTCGTTTAATGCTTTCTGCTCCTCAGGGGTCAGTTCCATATTTTCAGTAGTATCATCTTTGCTACCTGTTAGCTTTTTAAGTCCACCAACAACGGCATCAATAACCCAGCCAAACTCTTCTTTAACCCAATCCAGTGCCGCTTTAAACGGCTTCTTAATCAGATCTGTCACACCTGTAAACGCCTTACCAATATCATCCACAAACTTATTAGCATCAGCATCACTGATATTGAATAAACCTTTGACTAAATCCCACCCCGCTTTGAATGGTGCAAACAGGAAGTCTTTAATCGCAGTGAAAGCAATATCGAGCTTTTCAGTCCAAGATGTTGTGTCATTGGTAAAAGTGCCGTAGAGATTCTTAACTAAATCAAAGCCCGCTTTAAACGGCGCGAGAACAAAGTCGATAATGGGTTTGAATGCGTCCTTAATTTCGCTAACAAAGGACTTACTCTTCGATTTAACCCACTGGAATGACTTCGAGAATGGCTTTTTAATTGCGTCAATGGTTGAGTTGAATATATCGCCTATCCGTTTTAAGAGTGCTTTGGTGTTATCAATTAAGTTTGAGAATAACTCAGTGATGTTTTCCCAAGCCAGAATGAATGGATAAGTAATAAAATCAATAATGTCATCGAATACTTCTGCAAGCGCAAAGACGAACAGTGATGCTTTGTCTTTCATCCAATCAAATGCAGAGCCAGCACCAGATTTAATTCCTTCCCAGATATTTGCTATCACACTAAGCAGGACGTCAAACATGATAGCGAGTCCGTCAAATGCGCCAGAAAGCACATCCATCAGACCATCCCATATCTGCATCATGCTATCGGTTAATCCTTCCCACGCTTCTCCCATCATCTCAGTATCGCCAGTAAATAAGCCCACTAAGAATTTAAGAGAATTAAAGAGATAACCGAACACACCGCCCACGATGGTTGCCATTGCTGAAAATGTTTTCTTAAATGCCTCACCTATCGCATCAAAGATAACTTTGTTTTCAGCGTAGAACTTATTCCACCATGCAATGACAGATTTCACCCACTCAATAGCTGGCCCCCAAAAGTCACCAAAGAGTGAATCACCACCTTCGAGGTAAACCATTAGGTCATCAAGCAAGAGCATTAAGCCCACAATGCCGGCAATCACCCACGTTATCGGATTGGCAATAAACGCCATGATCATTGATTTCTTGAGTACCGCCAGAATGGTGATAATACCGAGAATAGCACCTTTCCAGCCAACTGTGCTTTCAACTAACTTACTGACTGCTTTAATCGAATTAACAACCATTTGAATGATTTTAGCGCCCCACTGAATAACCTGTGTAAGCCCCTCAGTGATTAATTCTTTATTGGCACCTAACCAATCATTAAAGCCTTGCGTTGCTTTAGTGAGCTGAGGAACAAGGTTCAGCGCTATCTTTGTTTTGATTGACTCAATAGATAACCCTGTTTTCTTCATTGCCTCCTGATACTCATCAGCTTGAGCCAGTTCCTTCTTGGAGATATCGAACAGTAAGCCTTTTTCTTGGGCTAACTCTTTAGCACCGGCTAACGAGGCGTCAATAAAACCTAATACTTTTGCGGTCGCCATACCCACTACTGCGCCAATCCCTAGCGCCAGTAGTTTGAGCCTTCCTAGACTACCGCCCACCTCGTCAGCCCTTCGAGATGCATCACTTAAATCATCAGAAGCCTGATCCCCAATATCGCCAAGGTTGTCGTTAATCTTGTTTGCTTCTGTGGCTATTTTAGTCGCTGCCGTTGCGAGAGCGACAACGACTTCATTAATCTTAGCCGCCTGTGACGTATCAACGCCGATGGCGACCAGTAGTTCCTCTATTTCCATCGTCCGCCCTCTGCTGAGATAACAAACGCTCGACATATGCCTCATGAAAATCAAGCACATCTTCGAGCGTTGCAGTCGTTCTCAAATCGTGACCAGTGTATTTACCTTCCATGATCGGAAGCATCTTTAACCAGTCAACATCACTTACACCACTGTCAACTCCTCCAAGTTGAGAGTATTTACCTTGGACGCGAGGCCACCGGGCAAAAAATCCGCAAAGTGGAATTTCATCCCTTCGATAATGAGTGGGTAATAGTGAGAGCGGTGTTCGTTAAAGTGTTTGTTAAACACATCAACTTTATCCAACTGAATAACATTGCCGTCAGCATCTTTTGCAGTAACCCATTTTAAAATGAACTTCTCTGCGCTTTGCATCTCAGGAGAGCCGATATTTGCCAGCACACCACCAAGGTCAATATCAACCGTTTTTCCTGATAGAGACATGCAGCCTTTAAACATTGCTAGCAACTTCTTAGCGTGTGTCATTGCTTCCACAAAGTTACTGTGGCGGTGTTCGTAAGTGATATTGTCTTTTTCCATTAGTTATGTGCTCCTTTGGCTAATTTAGTGATAACTTTCTCAAATTGCAGTACCCATTGAGTTGGGTTGTGTGATGTACCACGCGCAATGGTTGGCGGTGTAGTGAAGAAACCAACATGACCCACAATCTCATCACCATTCCAAGTATCTTTAAGGTAAAACTCGATAGGCGCTGGCGCAGACTGGCTGTTTAAAATCTGATTACGCAAATCAGATAAAAACTTATTATCTGCAGAATGCTGTAGTAGCTTGATCGTTAATGTTGCAGATTCATTTCCAGTGAAAACAAAGACGCCGCCACCACTAGCCCCGATTGTAAATGCGCCATCATCACCGATTGGCGCGACTGAAATAGAGTCACCTGACTCATCAAACGCAGTAATCTCATAACCGTTAATAGTTAGAATACTGCGATCATGTCTATATAAAGCCATTTCCTACCTCTTAACGGTTGAATTGGATAAGTAAATCAGCGGAGTGACCCGCGCCAGCCAATTTGATTGCACACATAATTGGCATCATCTTACGGGCTTCGCGATCAGCTTGTGATTGCGTGTCAAAACTATCTGAATAGAAGTAGAAACCTTCATTTAGTCGATCACCATAAGTTAGCTCACCCACATCATTACCACGCCATAAGCCGCCAGCAAGAAAACCATTACGCACAAACTCATTGCCGATAACGACTAAGGAGCCGATTAGCATTGATTGGCCTTTGTCGGTTTGCGATACTTTTGTTGGGTTGGCTTGTAGCGTGGTGAATGCTTCACGCTGGCATGCATCAATGAAAGCATCCAAGCCCATGACTTCATCAATGAACGTTCCACCAAGCATGGTGCCTTCAGCCAACATATTGATGCCGTCATAATCGGTGTAGAAGTTGATACCGAGGCGACGACACTTTTGAGCGTCCGTTAATGTCACTCGGTCATCAGAACGAACCGCAGATTGTTGTTTAAATTTAACTGTCTTAGCTGTGTTCTGTCCTTGCCACACGGTTGATACAGCAATTGCCAATAATTCAGCAGCGGCATGATCATCACCCGTTTTATTAAACTGAACCATTAAGCGACCAGAGGCTTTGTCGTACAGTTTTTTAAGGACGTTTTCGTTATTCCATTCGATTTGCTCATCACGAATAGCGGTATATGCCAGCACTTTTAAATCAGCACTAACCACCCAATCATGAGCATCTTCAAGCTGTTCGTCAGTTAACGTGTTAGCAAAATAAGCGCCATACCAGTTTTGATAAATATTTTGGAGTTTACGCATTGCATCAGATGGCATTTCAGCTTCAACACTTTCTGGCGCTTTACCAATAACAATTGTCGCCTGACCATCTTCAAGCTTAAGCATGTTGCCGATGTAGGTGCCTTGAGTTGCTTCCGTAACATAACCTAAGCGTGTCGCAGGATAAGCACCCGTAGTTTTTGCCTGAATAATGAAACGATGACCAACCTCATCCCAAATCACTTGTAGGTTTTTATCTTCTGGTAATTGAGTTTCAATAGTTGATGCGATATCGGCAAACCCAATAGCCTTGCTAAAATCTAATGCTGTTAGTTCTGTTTCTTTACCTGAGATATTCAATGTCATAGAACCATCAGTGATAGATTTAAACGCATTAATACCAGCAGATACCGTTGATCCTTTCAGCGCATTAGCGATAGCTGGGATTTCTTGTTTCTGTTCTGCATAACGAGCAATCATTGCGCGTTTTAACTTTGGACGCGCTGAGAATAGCGCCTGTGCCGCTTTGTGTACGTTAGACTGACTACCGAATAGATTTGCTACATCATCAGCGTCAGACACAAATACATAGCGTGTCGTGGCATCCTGAAAGGCTTCGCCAACCTCTGATGTAAAAATAGCGACCATGCTCAAATCTCGGCGTTGAGCCGCTGCCGCCTGTGGCAAAATTTGAGCGTTAATCACCTCTTTGATTGATAAACTCATTTATTAATCCTTTTGAGTAGTGATAACGACCGACTCACCACGATTGAGTGGTGCTTCGATACGATGAATATGTGAAAGAACTAAGTCGAACTGAGCGCGTTGCTCCTTACCTCCAGCGATTGCTGTTGGTAAGTTTCTAATTTGAGATGAGCGAACGACGCCGACACCTATTCGTTTAAATAGCTGTTGTGCATAGCTCGTTCTGATTGATGTTGATAGCTTCTCGATAATCAGATAGGCATTTCTGCCAAAGGCATTGATAGAGATTGAGGTTTCGTAGGTTGACGTGACGATTTCTTTTTCATTGGTGGCATCGAATTTAATCTCTGTACCAATAGGCTCTGATGGTAATCTGCTTACTGATATGAAATATTCCCAATCGGAAACATCTACTTCATCATCACCGTCAATAACCAGTTCCTCACGTAATTGGGAAACCTCCGCTATCGTCCGTCTGACTGCCCTCATATCGAGTTGCGAGAGTGTCGTAATAGCCATAATCATTCCATAGCGATTTACTGATAATGCGCCAGCGATGACCGTTCCAGCAAAACAACTCTTTGTTTTCGACTGGCTCTTGTGTCATGACTCTGACGGTTGGATTGTAGCGATCACCTTCTGGCAGAATTTGCAGGTCATCATTGCTTGCTGGTTGAACGATGCACGTTAGAGTTCGCTTTACTCCACCTTTAACCTCGAATTCTCGCTCTTGAGCGAAGAACGGATCAGAAAAGATATCTTCAACAAAGTTATCCATCATTTGTCACGTACCTCGTAAGTGATTGACTGAAGTAGATTGCCAGTGTCGATAAGTGGCTTAGAAGACCCCTTTCGTTTTACCGTTTTTGGATCAAGTGCAGGGTTAATGCCAGATTGTATTTTCCGTTTAACTTCACCCACTAACTTTTCACCCAAAATAGCAAATGGGCGCTCTGAAAATTCACCTTGAGAAATGTCAGCTTTAATTTCTTTGATTAACAACTTTGTCGCATTGTCTTTATTTTCATTCAATGTTGAACGAAGAAAAGAGCGCTCAGGAATATGACCAGGAACGCCAAACTCATGCGCTGCTGCAATAGTTGCATTACTTAACTCGTCATTGCGAAGATTATTGGTTGCAGCAGGAACACCAACTACAACCTTTCTCTTACCCATTGCACGTATGCGAGCCTCTAACGCTTTAAGCCCTGCTCCGTTGAACTTGCCAGAATTTTTAATCATGGGATCACCATTACATGCACGCCAACCAACTTACGCAACCGGATATATTCTTGTCCGTAAGTGCTTGATGCATATCCATCGTGATTAGAACCAAAACCAGCATCAGGCGCAGAGTAACCAATAGACAAACCACCCGCAGCTTTACTTGTCGCGGATTGAACTGGTTTACCATTTGAATGACCTGATTTGGTTAATGCGCCAGATACATAGAGAAGATGTGCGGTTAAAGCATCTCGCCCTTGCTCAAACTTCTTGCCCCATATTTTACGAGACATTTGATTTTCAGCATCTTGTTGGGCGAGTTCAATTCTTGCTTTATCAACATTGGCAAATTCGGGGTAACGAACAAGAAAAGACATGCTACCCCCTTAGATTATTTGCTAGGTGATGTTTTGTAGTCCACATACACTGCTGATGCAGGAACTTTCCACATTGCACCACCGAACGCAGCACGATAACCACATTCATAGGTCAGTAGGTCACGCTGGCGAACAGGTAAAAGTTCTGGCATATGAACTTTCATTTCCACATACTCTTCATCGTAGGTGTAGATAACTAGACGAGTTTTTCCTGTTGTGATTTCTCGCGCATATTCAGCAGGAATTTTTACAAAATTAATACTGAATGCGTTATCACCAGATGCTTTACGCAATGCGGCCATAACGCGATCCATTGCTGATACCGGTAGCAAGTCAACACCCACAATCACACTGTTTGTGTCAAACTTCTGCATAGCTAACATGAAGTCAGCTGCATCCATTGCGATGTGAGTTGGCTGTACGCGATAACCTGATGCAGCCCATGCAACATTGTAGGCATCGAGGATCATTGAGATAAACTCTTCAGCCGTCATATCTGCAATAGACTTTTTAGATTTCTCAGTAATCACCTGCACTAATGGACAATTAAGCAAGCCTTCTTGACCTTTAACAGCATTGTGACCACGGTAGCCAGCATACTGAATTGTTGCCAATGCGTTAGCGTACAAATCATCTTGCTTTTTAGAAGGTAAGTTTTGACCGACTTTTGCAATCTTTTCAACTTGCTGCTTAGTCCATGATGCCGCCTTAGCCCATTGAGCTACTGGCGCTTTTTCCATCTCAATTTCACTATCGATAGTAATTAATGAGTTGGTTTTGTTACCAATAATACCGTCCATCACAGAACCCATAACTTCTGTGCGTCCGTATTCAAAATACTCCATTGCAAAATCAAGACCTTCGCTAACAGGAATGGCTTCACCAATGTTAATTTCTGGCAACTCTTTCTCCTGTAACTCTTTGTCTCGCTCAGTCAGAGACTCTTGCAACACTTCTTCAAAATATGCTTCTTCGATAGCCATTAATTACTCTCCTGAGCCTGTTGATTGTACGTTTTGCATGTAGCCCAGCGTGATGGCCACACAATTACTTCCCTTGCTGACTTTCTCAGCCCAATAACCAAGCTTAATATTACCCGTAGCTTCTTTGGTTACTCGACCAGATGTAGCGCCACCAACTTTGATATAAACCAAGTCACCGCGAGCAAATTCTTCGCCTTCTACAGTTAAGGCCCCCACACAGTCACCATGAGAGAAGTGACCGATGTTAGTTGTTTTGCTGTGTGGTGCTTTATCACCATAAATGTCACGAACAACGATGCCATGAACGACATCATTAGCCGTTTCAATATGCTTAACACCACCTTCAGGATTGACCGCTACAAAGATGCCGTAATCCATATCTTTTTCAGTGCGGTTTTCTTCACCCCACACTTTGTCGTTAGAGCTTGATGCGCGGTAAATCGTACCAGCGCGGAGTGTGCCAATAGGCGCATCCCATTTAGCAGGAAAGAAAGACATTATTTTTTACCCCCTAAGCGGTGAGAAACTGATTTTGTTGATTTAGATGCTGAGTCATTGAACAAATGCTTGCCGATGTCACTCTTTGGTTTGGATGTTGCCTGTACTGCAACGTAAGCCGTTCTTAATGCTTCGTCTGACATTGCCTTAACCTGAGAGTCATTAAATGCACCAGTGCTTAATAAGACGATTGAATGCACATCACGAGATGACTTAGCATCAGTGAATTTCAATTTAGGGAAACGTGCTTTAGCGTCATTCAGTGTTGAGCTAGTATCTTTTTCAGATTTAATGGCTTCCAGCTCCTCTTTAAGTTGTTGGTTTTCTGTTTTCAGCTGAGCGTTTTCAGATTCCAACTCCGCAATACGAGCATCTTTATCATCAGCTGGCGGTGGTTCTGGATCTGCATCAGTTGGTGCTGCGCTCATGCCTTCAAGTTGTGCTTTCAGTTCAGCCAATTGCGTAGCGACTTCTTGCGCTTTGGCGATTGCTTCTTCTGATGCCTGACCATCAAGCTCCGTTAGTGTTTTTTCAAGTACAGCAATCATTCCTGCAATTTCTTCCGCAGTAAGGGTATTGCCTTCACCGTCTTTTAATTTCTTACCCTGCATAAAACTAAGGGCGTCTTTCAATGTTTTTAGCATCGTTTTACCTTTCTTGTCGTTTAACCTAATGTCAGCGCCGTAGCGCCCTTCTGCTACCACAGCAACATGGTTGCCACGAATATTGATGTGATATAACTTTCCGTCACGCTCTTCGATTTCGGCTGGCTCATAGCCAACAGACACCTCACGGACATCTGTTTTCTCCAGTGTTGCGATTGCCGCTGCGTCTGTGATGTAGACGTCACAAACAATCTTGTCGCCTTCAATCCTGACGTTCTGGATGTGACCTATCGCTTTCTCTTTGTGATCACCCGCTGTGACCTCACCACTGTCAGGGTGTGTCAGTGTTAGCGGTAGCCCTTCAAATGATTTAAGTGTTTCTGGTTTTGAGAGTTCTTCGAGTGTGCGGAGGATAGATATTTTTTTATTGGCATCACTGCCAGTTAACCCAATTTCATGACCGTAATATTCAATAGGTCCTGCACGGGTTATTGTCGCAGTGGTAACAGCGTACCCCTGCGGTGTTTTTTTCCATGCCATTGATTAATCCCATGAGACGTAAGGGAGAGGTACGCATCGACAACCATAATCCTGACCAGGATTACCCTCGAATGCTCCAATTGATTTTCGCTTTTTCCAAGTCTTCCCCAAATCATCTGAGTAAACAGTGGGGTCAGAGTATTTACACAACATGCCATTCAGCACAAAATGACTATCACGCTCTCTCTCGTCACCAGCACCACCCCATTCGTATAAATCAAGGCCGAGTGAACGACTACGTGATTCTGTTAACGCTGCGTTGAGTTTTGCTGTCTGATCACGAGCAATGAACTTAGCCCTACTTTTTGATACACCACCACGTTCTTTGATGATTGAGATAAGGTTTTCGTGCCGCCCACCACTTGATAAGTTTGTGAAAACTTTCTCGCCAATATCGTTGATAAAGTCAGTCTGAATAGAGGTGATTAAATCAACATTCTCTTTTACCGCTTTATCCATATCATCACGAATAGCGCCATCACCTAACATGCCAGACAAGTCGATGCCGAACGCATTTTTATACGTCCGTTGTGTCTGCTCTTTGTTTTGTTGGTTTGCTCGATTAACCAGACCAAATGACAATCTGTTAGCAATGTCAGCGATAGACATATTGGCTACTTTTTGTATTGCTCTGGATAGTTTTGCAGTGATACTTAAAGGGGGAGTGCTTGGAGCATCGTTCAGCGTGGGGCTTTCTAACTCGGCGATAATGACATTAACCATTTCATCAATTACAGAGTTTAATCTCTCTCGGTACCAAACCTCAGTGCGCTTACTCTGCTTGATGGGTCTCATTCGCCTTCGTCGTGGTTTAAGTCGCCCCTGTTTGTGTTCCAATATCTGTTGTAGTTCCATAGTCACCATATCCTGATGATTCAACTATTCGTTTAATATCATTTTCAGTCACCGTAACTAATAACCCTCTCGCCACCATTTCACGCAATACGGTTTCCTCATCCATTACGCTGTTTTGTAACATTGACGTGAAACCTGTTGAGTATGCAGTGAACCGTGTTGCCAACTCAGCCTCATTAATGCTGTCGATTGATGGATAGTCGTACTTGAGTTCGTCACTGATTGATAACTTGTCGAGAATGAATTGGTCAATAAAATCCTGAAGTGGTCGCAAACGTGCTTCTTGCAGTCCGTTTATCGTTTCGTAGTAAGATTTGTTATCTTCTTCGCCTGAGTTGAAACCGCTTGCAGACTGACCAAATAGAACAGTAATAGGTCTATCAAGTGCACCCGCAAGCACGCTCATCATCTTGGTGATAACATCAGACAAGCCAGCAAATTGCGCCGTCTTTTGCTCATATCGCCCTTGAGCATTAGAGTCGCCCGCATCGATAGCGAGGATGCCAGTTGATGATTTACCCTCTTTCATCACAGTGAGGTATTTTCGAACCTTATCTTCTTCACCGCTGGCAATCTGATTATTCATACCAGGGATAAATAAAACATCGACATTAGCTTCTTGTATAGTATCGCCCGTACTGAGAACCGCCGTATCAAATATCTTAATATCTTTGTACGGTGTTTGCAGATCAGATGTACCGAACTTAGCTCTATCTTTCAAACTGTGCTTACCAAGCTTGATCCGATGACAGCGTGTGTGATGAAATTTTAACTGTTTATCGCCAATATCAATCTGATAGACAATTGGCTCTCCAAAATGCGGTGAAGTGATATCAGTAATGACATTGGAATCAGGCGTATATTCACCCTTTCTTAGCACTAGGAATTTAACAATATCTTCCTCAGCTAGATTAAGCCTTGATACTATTTTTTCATCATCGCAATCAGTAATCGCCACAATAAGAGCGTCACCTAGCAGCGAACTCCATGTTAGAGCATCATTCAAAACCTGATAAATTTTTAATTCAGTCTCGGTATCTTTAATGCTCTGTATTAACGTGCTGTCAATATCACCAGAAAGCTCACGAGGGAGTTTAAGCATATCTTCAGCAGTTTTATTGATGTACTTCTTTGCGACCCATGAACCATCATACAGCGCTATTAATTCGCTATCCGGAACTGCTTTTTTCTTATTGCCGTATGTAATTGCGCCTATCTTTTCACCGAGAGACGTCATCATGCTACTCAAGCTATCATTAAGCCGAGTAATTAAATTTTTCTTAGCCATTAGAGAATATCCAATACTGATGTACGCCCCTTTATATACCCATCAAGACCATATCTAACCGCATCCCAGCAGTGGTTGTTCTTATCCTCAATAATGGGAAGAACCTCACCTGTGATCCGGTCTGTTTTATACGAGTAAAGACGGGCTTCTTTTGCTGTTTCTTTACAGCGAGGATGGATGATTATTTGCTTGAATCCGCGCAGGTGTGTAATACCATCTTCTACGCTACCTTGCCATTTTTTAGCTGCGGATATATTGAAACCTTGGCGCTTTAGGTAACTGATTGTTTCAGGTCGTGCTGAGTCTGCTTTAATTGGCCACTTGCGAGATTCAGGTATCTTGTCGTAAAACGCTGGCATATGGTCAAGTTCAACACCTATTCCGTATACCTCATACTCGATGTGCAAGCAGTCGTTTAAAATGAACTGACGTAGTAATGTATTTGGGTCTTTTGCAAAACCGAAGTCAGCACCGAATAGTAATCTGTCTGCTTTCTTCCACAAATCATCAGGGAACGATTTAACAACATATTTATTTGCTAATACTTGCTTATCGGAGTTTTCAAGATAAGCGCCTTCCCAAATCCATGCGTAAGTAGCAGAGTCCAATCTTTCCTGATCACTTAATCGCTCTTCTTCAAGCACTGATGGAAACCACGGGTTGTCACCGTAATTCATCTCAACAACAACGGCATTATCAGGGGGATTCTTTCTAAATCGTTTATCCGTAGCACTTCCGTCTCTTTCTGGGTTCCATGTCACCCATATTTCAGACCCAGCCTCACGAACAGTAGGCGTTAATTTAGTCCATGCTATTTCTGATACTGATTCAGCTTCATCGACCCAAGCGATTAATACTCTTGCCTTAGATTTAATGCTATCCAAGTTATGTCGCAACCCTGCAAACACATAATTGACAGAGCGACACTTTGTGCGGATGTATTTCTCACCGAGTTCATAGAAATCATTTAACCAAGGCACAGACCTAATCGCCTGCTTTACCTCTTCCATTGATGATTCTTCTAACGAGTTCATGTACTCACGAGCACAAAGTATTACGCCAGATTGACCATTCATTGCAGCCATGTAGCCACGAATTGCCGTCATTAATGCAAACGTTCTTGTCTTTGCAGATCCTCGTCCACCATGTGAGCATCGATAGCGATAATTACCTTCAAAAGCTGGAATTAATTTAGGCGGTATTTCAATCCTTGCTACCGTCATTGCTACCTCCGGCAACCAGAACTATTTTTGTCGGTGACATTGATCCGTCAGATGATTTCAAATCAATATCCTGAGTTACCTTGTCTCCATACTTTTTAGGGCTCATTCTTGCTAAAGCCCACTTTCTGGTATCTATCCTTAACCTTGCCTTAGCAACTGCCGCTGGCTCTTCTGTTACATCATCAGCAATATCAAACAACTCTTCAAACACGGCATCAGCTCTTGATTCCATTGCTTTCGCGTACTGTTCACGAAAGTCAGGATATTCTCTTAACCAACGCATGACTTTAGTTGTGTTTGGCATTCCTGGTCGCTTGCATACAGAACGCAAACTTTCACCATCGGCAATTAGAGCGCATACATCGTCCGCCACCTCTGGTAAGTAATCAGAAGGGCGACCCATTTTCTTTTCAGTCGCCATTAATCAGCCTCTTTTAGAATAATTAACTGGTTTCGTTTATATATCTCCGGCAATCAATGACACCGTTGAGGATATAAACCTATATAAAACTCTATCAATGCCACTCAAAGAATGACATTTGTAGAATTTTCTAAAGTGAATACTCATTTACTGCTCAACCACTGGAACATATTTAATATCACTAATCTCATCAGGTGATATGTATACCCATGAGCCATCAAGTGATGCGATACCGATTAACCCATTAGTTACACGAGGCTCTTTAGTGGTCATCATGCCTTCGTAGGTTGTACCGTCTTTCTTAGTTGCTATTACGTGATATTTATTCACTACTCAACTCCACTTCTTTCCCTTGAGGTACAGCCTCAACCTTAAAGCACAAATCCGTAAGCCATCGCCAATTAGTTAACGCAGCGATGATTAACATTGGCTTCATGTAACGGCGTAATGTAACTTTGCAATAAAATGTTCTTGTTTTGCTCATAATCGCCACCTTATCTAATAAGCGAAAAGTGAATGCAGGTGTTTATTTCATTAAGAAGTTTGCTCTTATTTCTTCAATTTCATCTTTTTTGAAGTTACATATTGCAAGCTTCCCATCTCGATTGGTAACTTCCACTGTTAATGTCATTCTTACTAAATCACCATGATCACTATCGACATTACAACAGACTAATCCTCGGATAGGCTTTCCATCTGATGTGAAAGCGGTAATACGACCATTATCAGATACTGGAATCAACCCAATAGCGATATCGGTATCACGTTCTAAGTTGTCACTATTCACCACGCTCACTCCCCCTTAATAACATCATGAAATGCCTTAGCAATAGTTTTGATTTGACGAACATTTCCACGACCAGTGACGATGATTTTTCTAACATTTCCAGCCTGACACAAACAAGCCTTCAAGTTACCATGAGTTATATCCACCTTCGTTACAGCCCCTGTAGTCTTGGCGTCTATGTTGTAATTTTTCATATTCCACCCAATAAAAAAGGCCACTAGGGCCTATTCATGTGATGCAACTTTTAGTGCATCGGTAATTTATTGATTTACAAGCAAAGCTCAATTTTGAGCCTACGCAGCCAATCTATGCATCTCATCGAGTAATGGTTGCTTATGGTTTTTATTAAACAACTTAGTTAATTCATCCTTTCGTTGCTCAAAGTCCCATCCCATTGAGATAAACACTGTATTGGCTCTTTGCAATTCGGTTACGCAATGTATTTGCTCTGGAGTTAGGTAATCACGAATAGGTTCTTTCTTTCCTATTTCGTTATGAACACGAAACTTAGCAGATGTCATACCAAGAACAATGCGATTAATTAAGTCAGCCTCGTTACTGAAGTGATGAGGTGAAATAGTCTTACCTTGCTCCTCTCTCGACCTCTTGACTGCATCAGTCATTGGTTTGTATTCCAATCTTGATGTGTTTCTATCTAGTTTTTTAGCAGCCAAAGCAGACCGCATTTTAAAGAATTCAGAAACAAGCCTTTTCTTGAATGCCCTAACAACATCATTATTACGCATATATGTAATTAACAACGTTGCCTGCTGCTCATTAAGTAACGCCACCTGTTGTTTCTGTCGTCCACCATCGGTATCAAAGGATCGCATTTCAAATGCTACCCTTCCAAATTCATTAAGGTCATCGACATAGTGACGAACAAGTTGAATTACTGTTTTGTGTTTCTTTTTAACTCCATCGGCGATTGCAGAAGAGCTAGT